TGCATTAGGATTTCTCTTGTAAGCCCTACCGATTGGACTTTGTTTGTTTCAGCGTCTATCTTTGCCTTTTCTAACAGCATTCTTGAGGTCTCTAACTCATTCTTTACCCTGTTAGCCTCTTGTATAGCCTTATTCCTATCTTCTACGGCTTTCAGCATTGAAGCAGGAGGTTTAAGCCCCGATGTAAGTGTAGTAAGGTCAAAGAATTTTGTTTTAAACTCCTCTTTCAATCTACTTTGTACTGATAATTCAAACTTACCTAAATTGTTCATAAGGCTGTCAGTGGTGTAGTTTCTTGCTTCCTCACGATAGGCATCTGTAACGCGCTTGTTAAGTACATTTGCTTCTACATTGTCAAAGAACGTTTCAGGGTTTTGTATTCGGTAGTTTTTGTAGTTAAACACAATCTCAGCACCTTTGCCACGAATAGGCGTATAAGTGTAGGAAGGGTCTACCGTAAATACCCCAGCATCTTTTGCCGTGATTTCCACCACATCAGGGTCTCCTGCTTGTTCCCACATTGGCACTTGATACAGCTCACTACCTGGTCCTAATATCCCTTGTGCCCCTGTTACAATTTTGAACGAATTGATACCATTTCGTCCGTACTCTGTCATTAGAACCCCTTCATAGTTGGGTTCAGGTCTGTTACAGCTTACTAAGGAGGCTATAACACAGAAAAGAAAAATCATCTTTTTCATTTGATATAAAAATTAAATTAGTTACTAAAAAACTTGTTGTAAGGGAAAGCAATCAGTATAAGAATTGCTACAAGTAACCCTACAATCCATAAGTAAGGGAGTTCACTCCTGAATAACACCATTACTCCGTATGTTAATAACACTAACAGAATAATGAATACTAATGCTCGTATTGCTATTTTTCTCATTTTTTTATTTTTAAGTTACTAAAAAGGTAATCCATCATCTTCCTGATTGTCTAATATTGCAGGGTTCGGCTCTCTTCCATGGTTATCAAATAGCTGCGGTTGTTGTACCTGCTGTGGTGCTCTCTGTGGAGTAGGTGCAGGTGCTGCTTGTGCTACTGGCTGCTGTGGTGCTTGCTGTACTGGCTGCTGATAAGCTACATTGGTAGTCTGTATCACCTCAATTTTCCAACCCTCAATCGTGTTAAAGTACTTGGTCTCTCCTTGTGGGTTTGTCCATTCTCTCCCGCGGATATTGATATATACCTTTACATTTTGCCCCACTTGCAAGCTCTCTAAGAGGTCGCAACGCTGCTGTGTAAATTGAATGATGATCGTTTGCGGGTAATTTTCCTCTGTTACTATCACTAAATCCCGCTTCTCAAAGCCGTTTTGTCCTATCATCTGAGAGGGGAATATTTGCTTTATTCGTCCTTGTATTTCCATTGTCTTTATCTGTTAAATAGTAAGTCTTCAATTTCATTTCCTAACTCCTCAACTTCTCTTCCTAATTTCGCTATATCATTATTTTCTTTTACAATCATCTGAAAATCTTCGGAAGAACAAATTTTTATAGAACTTTCATTTAATTCTTTCATTTTTAAAGACCTTGTTTTTATCTGAGTTAGTACTTCTTTCATTTCTTTAAGTACTTTAATTATTTCGTCTTTTGTTTCCATTATTTTTTTATTTTATTTATAAAAACTTCTACTTTTATGCAGCTCTAATACCTCGCTGCTTTCCTTTCTGTTTGCTTCAATAAACGCCCTCGCTTGTTGTATGCTCAGGTGTGTATTGATATTGCCGTAAGCGTGGGTATATTCTCCGTTGGCTCGTGCTTCTTCAATTGCTTGCTGTATGTACTCCTCGCAATAGTTATGCTCAATAGCATAGAGGTCGTAACCTTTTGCTGTGATACCCTCCAAGTGTACCGTATCAGTAGCGTGGAATATCTTTTGTCCGTTGGGCAGGAATATCCGCCAACCGAAATTTGGTACGTCGTGGTACAGCTTTATAGGTGATACCTTGAAGGCTCCGTAATCGTATATCTTACCCACTTGCAATACATCTATATTCTTGATACATGGTAATTCTTCTAAGAGGAAATCACCACAAGCCACTCGCAAGGTTGGTCTTTCAGCTTGTAACCGCTGCAAAGTGCGTATTTTTAGATGATCGCTATGCTTGTGAGTTAGGAGTACAATTTTCAAAGAACGTTTAACTTCTTGTAAGGCTTTGAGAGAAACGCCGCAATCTACCATTATTGCGTTGTTGTATATCACGGCGTTACCCTCGCTACCTGAATTAATGACTTTTGCTATTCCCATTTGTTATCAGTTAGGTTATATACCCCTCGTGAGAAGTATCTCATTTCAGGGCATTCATCATATTCAAAAGCCCATCCTAAGCCAAAGTATTCAACCATTACATCTCTTGGATTTTCGGCTGTTATCTTAATCACACAATCACGGTCTAAGGTTTGCCCATTAAGACGATATATGTGCGATTGTCCAAGGGTAAAATAACTTGTTATCATACTTATACATCTTTGAATGATACTTTCTTAATTTTTTCTGGTGCAGGTGCAGGAGCTGTTGGCTCTTCTTGAGCAACTATATCGGTAGGCTCGCTTTGCTCTATGATAACAGCATCTTGTACATACCTACCTCCTTGCGGATTGTCTATATAACGCCCCTCGCTGTCTGCTTGGTCTTTCTCTATGGCATTTTGCATTTCAACAGATAACACCCCGTAGCGATTAAGTAGCAGCTTAAGTACTGTCTTTTTTGCCATGGCGTCAAATTCATTTCTCCATACACCCCTAAGCTCACCCGTCTTTTTGTCCATGCCACTTTGAGAGTACTTGCTTACGTGCTCTTGCACCTGCTCAAGGCTCATATATAGTGATTGCTGAAAGCCATTTTGTAGCTCTATATAAGCCAAATAGCCTATAACTTTGCCTTCAGGGTTTTCACCCAAAAACTCAGTATGTCCTGTGAACTTGTTACGCTTAATCTCACCTTCTCGCACCTCACAAGTGTTAATGGTTCTATATTGACCGCTGCGTATAGCTAACTGAATAAATCCCTTATATCCCATCTGGAATTGTGGATGTACTTCTTGAGTCTTCCAGTCTTTGTAAGCGATAACATATGCATACCCTAAGTTCTTGTTAAGTGGCAGGTTTAGGGCTGTGGCATTCAAGGCACACTTCATAAGCTCTGTATTATCACATTGCAATAGCTCTTTGTTGCTGTCTGAAAGGGCTAAGAGGTTAGATACAAATTCTGATTTTCTTGACCCTAATGTTTTAGTCAAAAAGTCGGCTGTGTTAGCTTGATTGAGGAAGTTTCCTAATGTTAGTTTCTTCTCTGTGGTGGTTACTGCTGTACTCATTCTTCTATGATTTTAATGTTATTACTTAGTATATATGCCTTTAAGGCTCTGAATTGCTCCATAGTGCCTTGTACGGTGAAACTGGTTACTATCAAATCAGGTGTTACTTCTTCAGGCTCTGGAGCAGGGACTTCTTGAGGAGGGGCGGGTACTTCTTGAATTGTTGGAGCTGGTACTTCTTCAGGGGCTTGTAGTGGTGCCGCTTCTTTTGCCCTTGCCTCGGCTGCTAACCTTGCTTGCTCGGCTGCTGCTTTTTGCGCTTCAAGTCTCTGTAACTCAGCTTCTCTTTGCTGCTTGCGATACTTTGCATTATTTATCGCAATCATTACATCAAGGGTTTGCTTGTAATCAGCGAGGACTTCTGCCTTATATTCGTCAGGGTCTGTTAGGCTCTCTATAAATTCAAGGCTCTTAACCACGTTGTCAATGTTAGTGTTTACAATGTCCTTCAAGCTCTTGTCACTATCATTTAATCTTATGTTCAAGCAGAGCCTTTCAAAGGGGAGAAAGTCAATATTGTTAGCTTGGCATAACTCAGTAAAATAAGCCCTGATACGTGCTTCTTTGTCTGCTTTTAAGCGCTTGTCGAACTCGTCAATTTTCACCTTTAGAATGCCATCGGCTTTCTCATACTTTTCTTTAATAAATGAGTTGTACGCCTTTTCAAAATCCATATAAGGTGCTGCTATCTGCTCTTTGATACGCTTGCGCTGCTCTTCAAAGTCTTTCAACTCTTTATTGAGCATTGCCCTCGTGTCCTTAACAGCCTTCTTAGTGTCCTCTGTTACGAGTTGCTTATCCAAGTCAAGCGCTGCGATACGCTTGTCAATCTCTTGCCCCACGCTTTCCAATCGTTCATAGACGATTACGGGGAGTTGTTGTACGGTGATTATGTTCTCATTCATTTTCTTTATTTTTTAAGTTATTACTTTTTGCTTAACTTTTT